ATTTGTATTTGACAATTCGATATATTAACTTAACTTTCAACTACTTCGGTAATTTTTACCGAATCATTGTATTTATGTGAAGTATATAAAATTACGAGTCATTACTCCCTCGTAAATAGAGTTTTTAGATTGTGACTGTAGCTGTATCGGGGTCGTAAGACTTTACTGTTACAGTCGAAGATCCTCCAGTCCCTACAGAAGCTGCAGCTTCAGTAATCAGGGCATTTGACCATTTTGAGGTATTATCCCAAAGCAACAGATTTTGCCATTTCCCGACATTAAGGACTGTAAAGCAATCCATTAATGTTTCAAGTTGGTTCTGGTGCTGTTCAATAATAGTCTGTTGAGTAGTATATTGCTGAATGAAGAGAACAAACTGAGATTCCAGAGCTGTCAGACGGCTGTTGTGACTGATGATGTCGTTCTCTGCTTCGGAGATACTATTGGGAGAGTTGTACCATATATCCGTATCATTCCAGAAGAAGGGGTCTGCCCATTCGCCTTTCTCAAAACATCCGTTATAAGCTCGGATGTCATCGAGCATTTTCTGATATTCAGACTGATGATCTTCGGCTCTCTGATTGATGTTATCAATCTCTTCACTGATTACGTCAATCCTTTCATTGGTATCGGCAATAGCCTCATCAATTACTCCGGCGCCATTAGCCCATAGGTGGTCATTATTCCAAATAAAAAGATCTCCCCAGACACCATCGACAAAACAGCCAAAATGTTCACCTAATTTAGCGATATTATCATCTTGTGCAGTTTGCTCGCGTCCAATAGCTCTAAGCTGATAAGCAACTTGACGATGTTCTGTAAGAGCCTCCTTGCGAATTTCATCAGAAGTGTCCTGAAGTTCAGACTGAGTGGCTTCGATAGCCTCCTTATTGTCTTGAATATCAGAAGTGTTTTTCTGAATGAGTTTGTTATTTGCTTGAATGAGAGAGAGGTTGGTCATTATGTCCTCATTTGCTTCATTCAGCTTATAACGAGTGTCACGAAGGTCATCGCGGAGATCAGAAATTGCACCAGTAATAACCCCAGTTTCATTAGCCCACAGAAGATCATTATCCCAAATGAAGAGATTTCCCCAGATACCATCTGCATAGCAACTGAAGTGTTCTCCAATCTTGGTAATATTTTCATCCTGAGCGGTTTGCTCACGTCTTATGGCACGAAGCTGGTAAGCGACATTTTGGTGTTCTGTGACCGCATTTTGCTTAATGATTTCAATTTCATCAGCATTATCAGCAATGACCGAAGCGTTTACCTCAACATCAGATATGATAACTTTGATATTCTCTTCTGCATCAGATATTCTCTGAGTTGTGGCTTCAAGACCTGCCTGAAGTTCATCCAAACGTTCTTCGGTATCTGTCGGGCAATGACAAGAACCATTGAGATTTGTGTTGGTCCACTCAGATTCATTTATCCACAAGAGATTATTATCCCATACTCCATTGGTGAGAATGGAAATGCGATAAAGAAGAGAATCAATTTCATGTTGCTGACCCTCCTGTTTGGTATCAAGCCCATCGAGTCTGCCGGTTATGGTCTGATGTTCTTTTTTGAACTCATCGTGCTCTTTGGCAAACTCTTTATGCTCTTTGCGGAAATCCTCATGTTCCTTACGGAAATCATCAAAAGTCTTATTGATAACCTTTAATGTATTTTCCTTCTCAGTATTGATTTTCTGTATCTCTTTGGTCAGATTCTCAATAGATTTCTGATGACCTTCAATTTGAGAATAAATATCCTCAAACATATTATACATCAGATTAGAATTTTCCCACAGAGCGACATTGCTCCATTTCAGGCCATTATCCCAATAGCCATTACTGAAGCAAGCAAGAGTATCAATAAGGTCGATAATCTGCTCATCGTGCTCTTTGATAAGGTCCTGAAGGTCTTTCATTTCCCTATCATGCTTTTGGAGATGGGTATTAACTAACCCATGCTCTTTAGCATTTTCAAGCATTGCCTCCTCAAACGCCTTATCGCTTTTTGATAGGTGTTCGTCAAGTTTCTTTATATCAGCAGCAAGAGCATCAGTGATAGCGTATTTGTTATTATCCCACAATGCTTCCTGGCTCCAATGCAAGTCATTTTCCCATACACCGGTGTTGAAACAGCTGAAAGAATTATTCAAATCATACACCTGATCCTGAAGGTACTCATTGATACCCATCTGAATCTTCTCTTGGCGTGCGACATGAGCAGCAAGTGCGCTTATTTCTGTGTTATGCTTCTCAGTTAAATCTTCTATGTCTTGACGATGGTTTTCGTCCAAAACGTTTATCTGATTCTGTAAGTCATCAGTGATAGCGTACTTGTTGTTATCCCAGATCGTTTCGTTGCTCCAAAGAAGAGTGTCAATCCAGATACCTTCGCTAAAACAGCTAATGGTATCAAAAATTGAATTGAGTTCACGTTGCTGCTCGGTATTGACCTTTTCAATGTCGTTGATGTGATTCCACTGATCACGATTGTCTTTCTGAAGTGCCTCGATTTCTTTCTGTTGCTTTTGAAAAGCCTCATCCAGTTTCTTGGCATAATCCAACATCTGCTGTGTAAGTTTACGAGTATCAACGGCATAGTTGTAATAATACGCCATATCCACCAGTACATCCCACACATCAGTATTGGTATAGACAATGTGCCCTTGGTCATCGGTCATCTTTATGGGGGATTTCCCCTGGGCCTGCAATACTTTACACCTAAAGACGCAGCCACACGCCGTGACCACGTTCTCTTGGTAGTATTTCTTGGTTAAGTCAAAAGTGTTTCGCCATTTTAGGGCGACACCAATTTTGACTATATTGTCGTTATTAATACTCATACTATTGATTTATTTGAGTTGCGTAAATATGCTGAGTGATTTCATCCAGTGTCATATCACTGATGTTGGTGCTATTTGAGACGATACCAAGGAGTCGGCCAGTATGAATGTCTTGTACCAGTCCAAGCATATTCTTGATATTCGCACTTGTTTGAGGGACCATATACAATCCCTTGCCAGTGCGGAACTGGTCTTGTCGGATCATATACTTTACTACTGACCGGCGTTTAAGGATAAAGCATTTATGACACGTTTCAGTGAGCCAATACGGTTGCTCAACCAGCGCCGTATATAATCGGGTCTCATCATTGTCATTGATGATAAAAATCGGAGCGTCTTTTACGTTATCTTCCGTTTCATCATCAAACATTACTATCGTATTAGCTTCTAAAGTTGCTGAAACGATATAGTATTGATTGCTGGGGATTATCTCACCAACACCATTGAATTGTCCGGCCTCAACATTATTGGCTATTCGAGAAGCGCTGGTTGTGTAATCAGTAAACAGAAGAATATTGAGCACATAAGGATATCCATTAAGTAACTCCATGAAGTCTGTGTCAGACAATTCATTCAAGACTACGTTCCGACGCACATATTCGTCAGTAAACAGACTGAAGAACGAGAGATTGAGATCATCAATATCATCCAGTCCAGTATCAGACTCTTCTTTTTCGGGACTGAAGAGGACATCGAGCTTACACGTCTCGTTATCAAATTCTGCATCCTGAATAGGCTTCTTATCACCATTAAACTGAGCCTCCAGCACTTTTTGTAAGTCAGAATGGGCCACAACACAATTCAGGTATTTGGTAATGCCTACACCTGTGGTCGGGTATCTGTAACTCTTCCCTGGAGCACACAATGTCAAAAGCTGGGAGGCTTGATCATCACTGTAATTAATGCTGATGTCAGTGCTTTTCGCAGAATAAATATATGCCTTATCCAGCACTTCAGATTTGCTGTTTTGCACCATTCTGACAATAAATTCTCCATCAATATCAATGAATGGGAGCATACAGGCTGAGATGGGTGCGGCAATGTTTTTACTCAGCACATAACTATTGACAGGTAAACCGAAATCGCCTCGGATTCTGCTGAAAACATAATATTTGCCGTCTCGCAATCCCACAAGTCTTATTCTGAAATTGCTGGTGTTTGGGATATATGCTGATTTGAAACGACAAGTCATTTCGCCATCCTCATAACCCACTATACTCCAATAGGCTTCAGGAATAATTATGTTGCAAATGAGAATATCGAGTTCTTTATCCTCATCAAATATGTTACCCCAAAGTGAGTCAAATATCGGCACAGAAGCACTGGACTTGTCCTCGGTCAACAAGTCGCGCTCCTTCATATCTATGATTAAGTCTCTTACCATCTTTCTTGACTGCTTTTTATCTATAATAGTCAAGTTGGATGGGTCAAGTGATGGTTATTTTGGTTATTGTCGCTGTGCCGGTGGATGATACTGCTGGGTGGGTGGCTGCACCAGGAGTTATATTCAGTGCAAGACCATTTATCCAATCCATTATACCCCCACAAACCACCTCCCAGACTTTTTGCTGCGGATCTTCATCGCTGACATCGTGTGTGGCTTTCAAATTCGCCTGAGACGTGATAATTCCAGGACTTAGAAAAGGTTTTTGAGGAAAGACCAATCCTCCATTGCCCATTGCTGCCAACTGAAAGCCGGCAATGATATTGGTCTCAATCTGTCTAATCCAACTATCAAAGCTATTAGATGGGCCAGTGGGGGCACAACTGCCCATTATTTTGAAAGAATCAGTAACAAGTGGATCTGGAGTTGGCGGTACACCGGGGATGACGCCTACATAAGACACCATTACCGTTGTGTTCGCTATCAGATATTCGGTAATGCCGGCTGCTACTGCACTCATTGCAGCAGAGGCACTTCCAGCGGAATAATCCTTACCGGAAGTACCTATTGAACTTTTGAGTTTTGATATGATAGCTTGTGCAAATGCTGATTTACTCATAATTATGTTCCACTGACAGATGATCCACAATGAGGCGCGCCGCTAAAAGGACATACTTTAATAGCGTTGAATGGCCCATTCAAGTCGGTAGCTGCAACTCCTTTGGTTTTAAGAGTGCCGCCGGTAATAGTAACTGAAGTGCCGTCAACCTTAACATCAGAACCTTTAATTTCACAACTACTTGTTTCAATTTTGGCTTTATCTGTCTTGATGTTTACGGAGCCATCCTCTTCAGTAATGGTTGTACCTCCGACCTTGAATGAAACCTTACCACTTGTCTCGATTATCACGTTCTCACCATCAATAGTGATTGTTGTATCGCCCACAGTAATGATTTTATGCTCTACGGTTTTTTCTTCCTTGAATCCTTCCTCATCATCCGGAGAAATTACTTGGTCGGTAATGGTGGTAGCGGTATATTTGGTGCTGGTTTTGTTTTTGGTAGGCTCCAGTTCATAGTAATCTTTATCTAAGCCATCATCTGTTTCAACCAGTTTTTCAGTTTCAGTTACACCTATTTCAATTTCGCCATCATCCTCCCCCTCTATTGAATGGGCTAATAATTGAATACGCTTTGCATGGCTATACATCTGCACATATTCGCGCCCGTCTGTTGGATTCTGGACTATAACAACTTCTGAATAAAGCATAGGTACGATTAATATGCCTTCAGAATTATCTTGAATGGCAGACAACAACACCCCTTCGTGATGACCAGTACCCATAATAGGATATTCATCAGGCTCATAATTAAATTCCTGAACATCTATGGTGCCGGCCAAATCCCCATCTTCATGAATGGCACATACATATCCTAAGATTTTCTTGGTGCCACGCACAGCCCCATCTGGCCCAGTCATGCCTTGACGAGCCATTTGACCGATTGACCGGCGCACATCCCCTGAATATTTGTTGATTTCTCCTTTAAGCGACATGATGGTTAAATGATTTGAACAGGTTTTGAAAAGGTTGCGATTTTATATGGGATATGAAGTTCACGGCGATATCCATTCATTCCGAAAGTTGTATTGACTGCTTCAACGTAGTAATATCCATTCTTTTCGGGTTGTCGGACATCTATCAATCCCACAATGTCAGTGGGCCGGATAAGAAGATCACCAAATATCTCAATCGAGCCGGATATACCATTGGGATTATAGTTTGCCCAATACTGTTTTGCTTCCTCTATCAATTCTTCTTCAGTAATCCCCACCTTAGTCGAGATATACTGAATGACATTATATTTATCGAGTTTTGCCGGATCTGTCAGATGTCCTTCAATACATTTGGTACTGAAAGTGCCGTTGACAAACTTCATTTTCTTTCGGTCTTTCACTTTACGGCGATTCACAACCTGGAACTGGCCATCGCTGTCAATTACCCACCCTTCATCATCAGGATTAGGATTTTTGCGAAGAGTCAGTTTGAAAAATTGATTATCTTTAGTTCGTCCTTGTGCTTCGACCGCAAGATATTTTTTATCATTACGTTTGAGATTCAGTTTATCCTGAGCCACATCCCAGTCAAATTGAATAAGTTTGACTGAGTTGTTTCCACCATTATAGGTGATGTACTTTTTATCATTATTGGGAAGGCCACTACCTTTCCCGGCATAATAAGTCAATCCCACACGCAACTGAACAGAGCCATCAGATTTGGTTTCCATAATGCAGAGAACACCACTTTTACTCCATTCAGTAAGCACATCAGCTATCGTAAGATTATTGCTGATTGATCCACCACTGACCGATAT